TATACTCCACCATCGTTTAGTCACATTTATAAATTATCTTCTGTATTAAATACAGGAAAAGGTAATCAATGGTATGGCTACAGCGTAGAAAAAGTTGGAATGTTAGAAGATGCTAATATGTATGAACGAGCGAAGAAGTTCTACGAAAACATCAAAAACAAAGCGTAATAATTTTTGGGGTGTGATTTTCAGATCCACACCCCGAAATCATAGTGGTGATGACAGACATAGAAAAATTTATAAATATATTTGCGGGCTCATTTAGCGCGTACGGTCAAACTAGAAAAACAGACGAGTTTGACGACAGAGGAAAACACAAAACAAAATCTTTTATAATTAAAAAACGACCAACGGATCAAATGTTTCAAGAACATTTGGATGGTAAAGAACCTGCTCTTGGTATTATTCCAATCAACGAACAAAACAAATGTCAGTGGGCATGTATAGATATAGACTTATACAATGGGTTTGATCATAAAGAATTAATTAGAAAAATAAGACAATATAAATTTCCTTTGATAGTGTGTAGATCAAAGTCTGGTGGAGCACATGTGTTTTTATTTACAGCAACTTTTGCACCAGCAGCTTTGTTTAGGAATAAACTAAAAGATATGGCTGCTAAATTAGGTTATTCTAATGCGGAGATATTTCCAAAACAAAATAAAGTAGATATGCAGAAGGGTGGTACAGGTAGTTTTTTAAACCTACCTTATCATAATTATAAACTAACAACTCGTTATGCAATTAAAGATGATGGTTTGGCGATGTCGCTAGAAGAATTTTTTGAAGCGCATGATAAAGTAAAATTAACAGAAGAACAATTAATTAATTTAACAGTTAAAGAAGAAAAAGTTGTTGACAATTTACTAGAAGGTGCGCCACCATGTTTGGTTACAATCGCAAAACAAGGAATACCAAATGGCCAAAGAAATAATGCTATGTATAACTTTGGTGTGTATTGTAAAAAAAGATATACAGATTGGGATATAAGAATTTTTAAATACAATGATTCGTATTGCAAGCCACCACTAGATAAAAAAGAAATAGATACATTAATAAAATCTATTGATGGCAAAGAATATAATTATAAATGTAAAGATGAACCTATTGCATCATTTTGCAATTCTAAAAAATGTGTGATGCAAGAGTATGGTGTTGGTGATGGTTTACCTGAAACAGAAATAAAAGAAATACAGAAGTATGATTCTGATCCACCTTTGTATTATGTAACCATAGGTGATGAACAAGTAGAAGTAGAATCACAAGATTTACATGAGCCGGATAGATTCTCTTTAAAATGTTTAGAACAGATCGATCAAGCTATGCCTCCCGTGGGTAAATTAATATGGAGGAAAGCAATTAATAAATTATTGAAAGACACAATACCAATAGAAGCCCCTGAATCTACAAAGATAGATGTGCAGTTAAAAGAAATGTTGGTTGATTATACAATGAAAATACCAGGCAAGGATTGGAAAGATATACTACGTGGTTTATCGTATACAGAAGAAGGTATAACTTATTTTAAATTTAAAGACTTTTGGAAATACATACTAAGAACTAAACTTTGGGATACAAAAAAATATACAAAATCTAAAACTGCCAGAATGTTGGAAACTTTGTTTGGAGCAGAAGAGATACCAGGTAAGATAAATAACAAGAGTGTTCGTTATATATCTATTAAACAACAAGATGTTAACAAGCCTATTGTTAGAAAGACAAAGATGAAGGAGCCACCTTTTGCGTAGAATAATTATACCAGGACCACCAGGCACCGGTAAAACACATAGACTGATGCATTATCTTGAACATGAACTAAAGCAAACAGATCCTAGTAAGATTGCTTATATTGCGTTTAGTAATGCTGCAGCTAACGAAGCTAAGAAGAGAATTACAAATGATAAAGTTATTGTTAGCACCATGCATGCTTTTGGTAGTAGAGAACTACAATTAAATACTTCTTCTTATTTATTAAAAGGAGAGAAGTGGAAAGGTTTTAAAAACTTTTCTAGTTATTGTTCTGATTTATCTTTTGAAAGTTATGTAAACGAATCGGGATATCCACAATATAAAAACAACCACATGAAAATTATAGAGTATGCAAGAAATAAAAGGATGTCATTAAGTGATACAGCTGTTGAACTTGATTTACATTACAGCACAGACATCTGGTTAACAGAACAAATCTACTCAGACCTACAATCATACAAAGATACCACTGGTATGTTTGAATATTCTGATATGATTTCCAAGTTTGTCGAGGAGGATAAGTGTCCACCACTACATTGCGTCTTCCTCGATGAAGCCCAAGATCTGAGTCCTTTGCAATGGAATATGTTTTTTTACATAGAAAGTAAGTGTACTCGTTCTTATATTGCAGGGGATGATGATCAAACTATTTATACATTTCAAGGTGCTAACCCAAACATATTTATTGATTTAAAAGGACACCTAGATCCACAAATACTTTCACGTAGAGTGCCACGTAAAATACACAAACTAGCAGAATCTATCTTCCCACACATGAATACTCGTTTAGAAAAAAAATGGGAACCAAGAGATGCTGAAGGTAAAGTTATTTATAACATAGATTTTTTCTCATTAGATTTATCGAAAGAGAATTGGATGATATTAACTAGGACCAATAAAATGATGGAGAGATTACGAGAACATTTATATGATCTAAATTTACGATTTGATTCTAAGGCACAAGAACTATTACCTAATAAAATGTTAAGTGCATATAGAACTTGGATAAGACTTAACCAAGGTGCCTCTGTAAGTAAGGATGATGTAAAAGATTTGTGGGATTACCTTACAGTAAAACAAGGACACCTAGTACGAGGTTACGCAGGTGGTAAGACTCTAGAAACTATCGACTCAATTAATATAGAAGGACTGAGAGAACATCACGGGCTTCGAGCGGCGGGGGGCTGGGACACACTGAACTTTCCTGAATCAAGTAAAGACTACATTAGAACGATTCTAAACAACGGTGATGATATGATGAAACCAGCAAGAATAAAATTATCTACAATACACGGTGTAAAAGGTGAAGAGTGTGATAATGTAATTTTGTTTACAGACTTAGAAAGAATTATATATGAGTCAGCACAAAGAGACGCTGACCCAGAACATAGAACTTTCTTTGTGGGTATAACAAGAGCAAAGCAAAAATTATTCATAACCAATCAAGATTATGAATATCAATATAACATAGGAGGACCATTAATATGACAGATCCAGATGGACTAGAAAAAGCATTTCCACAAGATAGGCAGGTTGGAGGAAAACACTATAAAAATTTTTACATTCAGCCGTATGAGTTTATTTCTAAAAATAATCTCTCGTTTTTTCAAGGATGCGTTGTGAAATATGTCTGTAGATATTTATTTAAAAATAAGATAGAAGATCTAGAGAAGATAATTCACTATTGTGAATTAGAGATACTTAAGTTAAAAGATACTAAAAAGAAATAATGTTTACAGCTCAAACAGAATGGGATTGTCCTGAAAGTTTTCCAGATTTATCTGATGCAAAGTATATTGCGATTGACTTAGAAACAAAAGATCCTGATCTAAAATCAAAAGGATCTGGAGCCATACAAGGTCATGGTGAGATTGTGGGTTTCGCTGTAGCTGTTGATGGATGGTCTGGTTATTATCCTATCGCACATGAAGGTGGTGGTAATATGGATAGACGAATTGTTTTAGAGTGGTTTAAAAAAGTTTGTGCAACAGATGCTGTAAAAATATTTCACAATGCAATGTACGATGTATGTTGGATAAGAGCATACGGTATACCTGTCAAAGGACATATTATAGATACTATGGTTATGGCATCATTAATTGATGAAAACAGATTATGGTACACACTTAATAGTATTTCATTTGATTATCTTGGAGAAGTAAAAGATGAAAAAGCTTTGAAAGAAGCTGCAGAGTCTTGGGGTATTGATCCTAAAAAAGAATTATATAAATTACCAGCTATGTATGTTGGTAATTACGCAGAGAAAGACGCCGAGCTTACATTAGAATTATTTAAAGTTTTATCTAGAGAAATAACAAAACAAAATCTTACAAACATATTTGATTTAGAAACACAATTATTTCCTTGTTTAATTGATATGAAATTTAAAGGGGTTTGTGTCGATGTCGAACGCGCTCATAAATTGAAACAACAATTAAGTGAACAAGAAAAACAATTGTTATTAGAAGTAACAAAAGAAACAGGACAAGATTGTCAAATATGGGCTGCACGTAGTATTGCCAAAGTTTTTGACAAATTAAAATTACCTTACGAAAGAACTGAGAAAACACAAGCACCTTCATTTACAAAAAATTTTCTCTCTACACATAATCATCCTGTAGTTAAAAGTATAGCAAAGGCAAGAGAGATAAACAAGGCACACACAACTTTTATAGATACAATACTAAAACATCAATACAGAGGTAGAATACATGCAGACATAAATCCAATTAGATCGGACCAAGGTGGTACAGTTACAGGTAGATTTTCATACTCTAATCCAAACCTACAGCAGATACCTGCAAGAAATAAAGATCTAGGTCCCATGATAAGATCTTTGTTTGTTCCAGAAAAAAATCACAAGTGGGGTTGTTTTGATTACTCACAACAAGAACCAAGATTAGTTGTGCACTACGCAGCTACAACTGAACCAATTTGTTTTGATACTTCTGTTTCAAATATTGTAAATAAATTTAAAGATGACACTGTTGACTTTCACCAAACTGTAGCAGACATGGCCAACATATCAAGAACACAAGCCAAGACAATTAACCTAGGTCTTTTCTATGGTATGGGTAAAGCAAAACTACAAGCAGAACTTGGTTTAAATACTAAACAAGAAGCAGAAGAATTATTTAACATGTATCATACGAACGTTCCTTTTGTTAGAGATCTTATGGCTTACACATCAAAGACAGCGCAGACATCTGGATCTATTGGTACACTACTAGGACGTAGATGTAGATTTAATAAATGGGAACCAAATCAATTTGGTATGCACAAACCCATGGAGTTTGAAGAGGCTGAAAGGACATATGGTAGAGGTAGAATTCGAAGAGCATTTACATATAAATCTTTAAACAAATTAATACAAGGCTCTGCAGCTGACATGACAAAAAAAGCTATGATTGATTTATATAACGAGGGTATTATACCACACATACAGATACATGATGAGTTAGATATTTCGATTGAGTCTGATGACGTGGCAAAAAAAATAATTGATATTATGGAAAATGCTGTTAGTTTAGAAGTCCCCAATAAAGTTGACTATGAGTCAGGGAAGACTTGGGGAGATATTTATGGATAATTATGGCTTATTTAAATGCAAACATTCCAGTAGAGTACGCACAAATCAGAAGAGAATATCTTTATGACCTTAAAAAACATCATGGCGAAGTTGAAGATTGTATTATCTTCGGTATGTCATCTCTTACAGGTAAGTCAATCTTGTTTCATGCCATTATGGAAAATGGTGCAATCTTTTATCGCCTACCAATTTCGGCTTTTATTCAACGTGGTTTTAAACCGGAAGCTGTTCCGTCTCGTAGACTTGATGAACTACAACTTTGG